GCGGATTGTAGGCGTTGACCACGCCGTCGATGTCGTGGATCAGCTGGCGCTGCGTCCGCGGCCAATCCACGACCACGTCCTTGAGGCGGCGCACCCAGACATCGGCAGTCATCGCATCGGGGTGCGGGTCGCTGTCGCTGAGCAGCATCGGCATGATGTCGCCGTAGCGCTCGTCATCGACGCGCTCGATCGCCCAGCTCGCCGAGGTCGAGCCGTAGGGCTGCTTGGGCAGCTCGTCGCGGTACGCCCACTGCAGCAACTTTTCGATGGAGAGCTGATGCACGGCGCGCAGTGAACGGCGCGGCGCTTAAGGTTACCTGAACGGCTTGCCGAACGGCTCAGAGCCGAGCAGCAGGATCTCAAGCTCACGGGGCGCCCAGGCTGTGAACAGGTTGCCGGCCTGGAGCAGGAGCTGCGCCCGCTTCAGCCGGTTCCCGAGGTCCACCTCAAGGCTGTCGGAGGCGATTTGGCGGTGCGCCCAGAGCAGGCTGGCGTTGTTGCTGTTTTCCTCGCGCCAGATGGAGCGGCACGCCCAGGCCATGTCGGGAAAGGTCCCGGCAATGCGTAGCGCAATGGCGGCCTGCTCGGCCTCGATGGCGCGCTCGGCGGCCCATCGGTCGGCCAGTTCCCCGGTGCTCATGCACCGGTCAGATTTAATCGGAACTCGTAAACAATTCAACGAGATACGAGTATCGGGCCACCCGGTACTTTAGTCCCACTGGCCAAAAAGTGCGCCCAGCCTGGGCCTGGCACTCTCTTTATGGTCCAGTCAGGGCTCGTGGGCCTGGGTCTCGAACAGCAGCCGTTTTTGCAGCGGGTGCTTGTCCACGCGAGGACGTGATGGGGCCGACCATGATCGGCCGGGCGTCTCGCCGATCATTCGCCAGCCGGCGCCGGTCAGTGACGCACCGGGCTCGCTGGCGAGGATGTAGGTTCCGATGCGCTTGAACCCGAGCGCGAAGGCGGCTCGAGCAGTTGCGCCGTAGAGGAACGAGCAGGCGTTGCGGGTGCCGTCCGTGCAGAGCCGCGTCACTTCGGCGGTCACACCATCATCGCGCAGGCGAGCCACAGGGCGCCCTACGATGGCCACGCCGACGATCTTGCCGTCGAGAGCCGCGCCGACCGAGAATAGATGGCCGACCACCGGCTTGTGGTGCCGGTGGTGCTCGAAGACAAAGGCGTTAGCCTCGGCGAGCTCTAGACGTTCCACGGTCATCTTTCCCATTTTTTTAGTCCTCGTGGGCCTGGGACCAGCCGTTGCAGTGCGCCACCTCGTGCCGGATCAGCGCCGCCCGATCGTAGGCCGCGTGCCTGTTGATGATGACGTGGCAGACGGTGCCCCTGCCCTCCAGAAACGAGCAGCCGGCAACCGAGCCCGAGCGCGAGGTCTTGTTCGCCTGGCAGGCCATGTTGGCCTCGTGGGCGGGTAGCTCCTGCACGAGGATGTGGCCGCGGAACGGCCGGTCGTAGCGTGCCGGCGGCGCGTGGGGTGAGCATGCGGCCAATAGGGCGAGGAGCGCGATGCCGCGGATCATGGCCTCTGACCCCAATGGTGGCCGGCGATCTTTCGGCGCAGATCGCGGCGCCAGTTGTTGGGCCCGCGCCAGTCAGGCGCGCTCGGCACCGGTTGAGAGATGGCGCGCCCGCCGAATGTCCCGACAACGATTGCGTGACGTGAGCCTTGGATGATGCGCGCATCGATGAGGCCCTCGCTGCGCGCCGCTTCGATGTACTCTCGTTCAACCTTCCTCATGCTCGCTGCTCCTGCCGTGCTTTGCGCGCGGCCAGATCGGCCATGACGCGCTCGGCGTGCTGGCCATCGCCTGGATCGCTCGGCCTCACCCACGCCTTGCGACGCAGCGGGCCGATCAACCGCCAGACCTCGGCGACGTGCGCGTCGACCTTGGCCTGCTCCTCTGGAGTTCGCTTCTTACGGGGAGGCGGCTCCAACACCCGGCGTTCGTCTAATCGGCGGCGCTCAAGCGCCCGCTCGACCGGCTCATAGGCGACCTCAAGCGCCCGCGCGATGTCATCGATGTGCGGTCGTTTCGTTGCGCGTGCGATTGCGGTGATCGCCTCCTCCCAGATTTCGGCAGGGTAGTCGGCAAAAGCGCGCGTCGCCTCGATCGAGAACGCCCGCGGCTCGACCTCATCCGGCATCGACACCACGTCGAATAGCCTATCCACCGCCTTGCTCGCTGCGATGGAGTGCGCGCTCAGCGGCGGCGATGCCGGCCTTGAACTCGGCCCTGGCGGCGTGGCGTTCGTCGCGGCGCCGTTGCCAAGGCTCACGGCGATCTCGTGCAACTGTTTCATGGCCAGCTCCTCCGTTGACGATGACACGCAGCAGCGGCAACTCGGGCTGCGGCGGCGGTTTTGAAAAGACGGCGTTCCAATACTTGAGGCCCGGCAGCTCCTGGCCGCGAGCTCGGCGCTCGCCGGCAATGCGCGCACCCTCCGCAGTGATCTGCTGCGCGGTCCACCCGCCGTGCATCCATGCCGCAATCGACCACGGCGCGCCGCTCATGCCGTGCAGCTCGGGCGCTGCAGGGTTGATCCCGATCGCGTGCAGAAATTGATCAGCGGCCTTCTGTGCGTCTTGGCTTACGCCCATCGCCTCGCGCGCGCGCGCGCTGTCTGTGGGTTCTTTCTTTCTTTCTTCCGTTTCTTCTTCTTTGCGTCGTGTCTGCGTCACCTCTGCGTCAGGATTTTTGGGGTCGCTCTGATAAGCCTCGTAATTGCAGATAGTTATCTGCGTCAGGTCTGCGTCACGACTTGTCACAATCATCTGCTCGCCAGCGAGCCGATCGAGGAATCGGCGCACGCTCGCCTCAGACCATTTCCAAGCCTTGGCCATGAAGCGGGTTGCGGCGGCCATCTGCCCACGCGCCAACGAGACGCGGAAGCGCCCGATCCGCCGCTCATGCGGCTTGAAGGCTGCCTGCGCTATCAGCCAGAGCCATGCCTCCCGTTCGGTGAAAGGCTCGTCGGCAAAGGCCGGATGGCCAAACAGTCCACGATCGACAACGAAGGTGCCCCGCTCGCTCATTCTGCCGTCTCCCCAAGCGCCTCTTGCTGGACGCTCGCGCGTGTGCGCGTGCGCGTAGCACGGACCGTGCCAGTTGCGATCTCGCAAAGGATTTCGTCGCTCAAAGCGTCAAGCTGCTCGGTGTGCTCGCGATCGTCGGTCAGTTTGCGGCGCTGCCGAATGGCGGCTTTGAGCGCCGCGAGTTCGACCTTGACTTGAGACTTGCCGGCGCCGCCGTGCTCGAGCTGGGCGCGGTAGGCCGCAAATGTCTCTGCTTTCTCGGACTGCAGTTCGGCGATTTGGTCATCCAGGGTGTCGATTGCGTCGGCGAGGCTCTTGCGGGTGATGCTCATGCGGCCCTTGCTTGCTTGCGCTCGGCACGGATTTCCTGCTGCAATTGCTTCGTCACCAGCTGGCAAAGCCGGTGCTCCAGCGCCGCGGCGCTCTCGTGCTGGCGGTGCTTCTTGGCGATCAGCGTCTTGAGCGCTGCGATCTGCGCCCGCATGGCGGCCATGCGCGCCTCCCGTTTGTTTGCTGCAGTGGACGCAACGCAACACGACCGTTATTCGGCGGCTTCGGCGAACAGGTCGCGCTGTCGGTCCTGCGCATCGAGGAACCGCACGGCCTGCCGCCAATATTTCTCGTGGAGCTCGATGCCAACAAACCGCCGACCGAGCTTGAGCGACACGACGCCCTCGGATCCGATACCCATGAACGGCGAGAGCACGATGTCGCGCGGATTGCTCCAGAGGATGACGGCGCGCTCGATCAAATCGAGCTGCAGCGGGCACAGATGGCGTTCGTCGGCCCGCTCGCGTGCGAGCGCGACATTGAGCACATTCGATTGATCGACCGACATCCATACCGGCGATGCCCATTCCTGCCACTGATCGAGCGGAAAATTCTCCGGGGTGTGATTGATCGGATCGGGGTTGTCTCCCGGCTTGATGAAGGTGAGGAGATAGTCGGGCATTCCGCCGCGTGACTTCGAGCTGTCCTTCTGCAATTGCTTGTAAAGCAGCCCGACGTGCTTGGTGCGCGTCATCTCGACCACGGGGCATTTCCAGATCGTGCGGCGACCGTGCAGTATCCAGCCCGCTTGCTCGTGGATGCGGATGATGTCGCCGGAAAAATCCTTGATGCCGACGGCGCCGTCGCGCCACTTGGTCATCGGCAGATCGGAACAGTGCACGGCGGTGAGCCGTCCCGGCATTGTGACGCGGAAAAGCTGGTTGACCGCGTAGGCGTAGTGCTCGGCAAATTCATCGTCTGTCGAGTTGCCCATGTCGGCAGCCGATGCCGAATAGGTGAACAGCGACCCGAACGGCGGCGAATAGACGGAAAAGCCAACGCTTTCGTCGGGGAGCTGCGCGAGCACGTCCACACAGTCGCCTTGGACGGCTTGCCAGTTGTTGCCGATCTGGGAGTTCAGACAGCGCAGATCCATGGTGCCAATCTCGCTTTGTGGGTTGGTCGGTACGGGGTTTTGACTTCGGAGATCTGGCCACTGGCGCGCCGCATCGCAGCGCGCATCGCGGTTTTCATCTTGGCGTGGTCGTCCTCCTTGCGATCGATCACGCGGCCAATGGTATCCTCGCCTTCGGCGACGATCAGATGCACTTTGACCTTGCGCTTCTGGCCGAACCGCCAGCAACGGCGCACGGCCTGATACCAAGTCTCATAACTGTAGGATCGGCCGACGAAGGCCATGCGGGCGCAGTGCGACCAGTCGAGCCCAAACCCGCACATCGAAGGCTTGGCGATCAGATAGAGCGCCTCACCCTTGCCGAATGCCTCCAGCAATTCCTCTTTTTCGTCGATCGACTGCGAGCCGCGCACCTCGATCGCCTCCGGGAGAACAGCGGACACTGCATCGGCCTCATAGTTGGTGTCCGTCCAGATGATCCAAGGCTGCGCCGGGTCCGCCTTCACGGCGACCGCCGCCGCATCTGCTCTCGCCTCCCGCGTCTGGCGCTTTACATCGTGCAGCGACGTGGCCGACATGATCGGGGCGCCGAACATATCGGCGAAGCTCTGGTCAAGCTCACTGTCGCGCGCGCGGTGCCGCACGATCTCGAACGGCGGCAGGATGAACCCGTCATCCTTGTCGCCCAAGTCGGACGGCTTCTCGGCCATGCGCGCCCATGAGGCCATCCAATTCCAGAACGGCTCGATCGCATGGCCCTTGAGGCGCCACTGTTGCGAGGCCTGCGACGTGTCGTTGATGAAAAACCGCGACAGCATCTCGTTTGACGCCATCACGTCGAGAAAATCCGCGTAGCTGCCGAACTCCATGTGATCGTTTGGGGCCGGCGTGGCGGTGGCGGCGAGCTTGAAATGCGCGCCGCGGAATGCGCCGATCAGCGCGTTGCGCATCTTGCCGGCGAAACTCTTGAGGATTGATGCCTCGTCGAGCGCAATCACGCCGAACTCGGACGGGTCGAGCTTGTCCAGCCGGTCATAGTTGCAGATGTTGATGCCCGGACCCGCCTCCGATTGCTCGCGGATCACGCGCGCCTCGTAACCCCAGCGATCGGCACGGCGCCTGGTCTGAGCGGCGACCGCAAGCGGCGTAAGGATCAGTGCCTTGGTGTTGGTCGCCTCGATCGCCTGTTGGCACCATTCCAACTCGCATTCGGTCTTGCCGAGCCCGGTATCGAGGAAAAGACCAGAGCAGCCGGTTCGCAGCGCGAAGTCCACGCAATGGCGCTGGAACGGGAACAGGTGCCCGGCGAGGGGCGGCACGGCAGGGAGACCTCGCACCTTGGCGCGGATCGATTTGCGTTCCAGAAATTGCGCGTACTGCTCCATTGGCACCTCACCACCACGGCCGACTGGCCGCGATCACGAAAACGGCTGCGAAGGAGAGGACGAAGGCGACCAGTGCGCCGAGACCTGCGTGCAGGCAGCGCGCCCTGGTCAGTCCAGCATCTTGACGATCACCGCCCGGATCATCCGGCAGGTCGGCTCGCGCTCCCCGGCCAGGCGGTACTCGACCGCCCGCAGGCTGCAATGAGCCGCTGCCGCGAACGATGGTGCTGTCTTCTGCGGCCATAGAGCCCTGACCACGATTGCGAAATTTCGACCGTCCGATTGGACGCGACCCCGCACGATCGTGCGGGAGGTTTGCGTTGAGACACGCTGGAGCACGCCACACACTCCACAAACGCAACACACGCGGCGCGCTGGACGGCGCCGGAAGGCAAATTAGATGCGCTTGCTCAGAGACTTCGCGCGTGGAACATCACGTGACACCTTGGCCGCTGCTCGCCGGTCGCGCTCGGTGAGCGCGTGGCAGGTCCGGCAGTATCGCTGCCCGGGACGCCGCGGCTCGCGCCCGCAGGCCGAGCACAGCGGCGGCCCCAGAGCCTCACGCATCCGCTTGCGCGTGGCCGCGGCACGCCGGGCGGAAAGCGACCGGCGTTCAAGGGGTGTTAGCTCCCTTCTCACGGGAGCCTGACTGATGGCCGGGATTGCATGGGATTGGTTGATACCGCTCGCCGTTGGGCTTGCGGTCGCGGGGCTGGTGCTGCTGACCGGGCGATGGCTCATGTCACGCCAGCGGCAAGGGGAAGGGCGCGAAGAAGACGGCCGTGAAGCCGATTGAGAAGCCGAGGAGGAAGAGGGAGAGGCGGCGGGTCATGCGACGCTCCGGTCAGCGTGCAAAAGAGCCAAGGCTTCGTAGGTGATGCCGGATATTCGGCGCTCGCGCGCCGTCGCAATCAGGGCTGGCCAATAGGCGACGGGGATCGACCCGCGCCGCTTCATCGCGGCGGCATGTTCAGTTGACACACCAACCGCTTGGCCAACCTTCGACGGGCCGCCAAATGCCTCGAATACATCCTCGACTGATCTCATAGCCGCATACTGTACATTTCGCACCGCAGCCAGTCAAGGCGAAACGTACAGCGCAGAATCGTACTGTGGGCAAATGCCCGACACGGTTGATGAAAAGCCGCCTATTCTCGACGATCCAGACGAGCGTCTGCGATGGGCGCGGCAACGCGCAGGCTTCTCGGATGCAACAGCAGCAGCGCGTCGATTCCACTGGAACGAGAACACCTATCGCAGCCACGAAAACAGCACGCGGGCGATCAGCAAGAAGGCGGCGGCTAAGTATGCAAAAGCCTTCAAAATTCCGGCCGGGCCTGGCTGGCTGCTCTACGGCGAAGGCGCGCTGACGCCGCCGATCGATCCTGAATTCGCGCTTTTGTGGGGCAACCTGTCAGATGCGCAACGGCGGGCGCTCAAGGAGGTGGCGCGGGAAATGGTGAGGAAGGCGGCGTGAGAACCGCCGCAATATGGGTATTCGGAATGCTCGCCAGTGCAATTATTGGCGGCATGATCGGATCGCAGTTCTATCATGGCAGCGATGGGGGCTTCTTCGGGGTCTTAGGTGGAATGTTTGCGTTCGCCTGCGCCCGCCTCTGGGCTTCGCCCTCCAAAACCGACTGAAACGAGACCCCTGATTTTGCACGGCTGAATTCGATTGCCAATAGCGCTGTACATTTTGTGTTGACGTATGCTGTACTTTGTGTACAGTACCTCCCGCTGGCCTGAGTCGGGCCGCTGGAGGCTTCCATGACCTACCGAACCCGCAAGGCCGCGCGATCTCACCAGCTCAATCGCACCTACAACGAGGGCGTCGATTGGTGCGCGCAGAACCTGCCAAGCATCTCTGACATCTGGGCCGGTCAGGGGCGCGTCGAGAACGACGCTATCCGCCTGCTCTCCTACCTCACCGACACCGCCGAGGAATGGGTGCTGCAGGACGTCGCGCAGCGCCAGGACGCGATTGATCCTCGCGACGCGCTGTCGTGGCATCACGCCAGCCAATTACAGGCTGGCATCGCCGAACGTGCTGGCTTCAGGGTCCGCGCGCTCCCAGGACGTGGCTGGGAGGTTTGGGCGACAGACGCTGACTTCGGCGAGCTTGTTCTCCAAGCCGGTGGTGACCCGCCGTCGCGCCTCCTCCTGCAACCCCTTAGCTCGCCGACAGGTACAGCAGCGGCGGGCCCGGCCGCCCCGCCTAGACGCCCTCCAAGTGCTGGCGGGGCGGCCACCTCTTTCGATCAGGCAGACTATCTCGAGCTGCTGCGCTCCGGGCAGATGCTGGAGGCGGACTACCTCGCGCTCTGCGACGAGAACGGATGGGACCGCATGTGGGGGCTCGTCCGGTGAAGGCGTTTCAACGCGGCGCGAGCGGCGCGCGATTTCGGACTTGGATGCTGCGCTTGGACGGCGAGTGTTTGGCGATGATCGAGCGCGCGACTGCCGACCTTCAGGACGCCGAGCCAAAGCTCAGCGTCATCTTGCGTGCGAGGCTCTACGTGCTCAACAAGCTGCGCGCCGACCTCGAACCCCATCTCACGGGATGGCCGGCATCGGCACAGGTCGAGCAAGCCGACGAAGAGCTGGAGGTCGCATGAGGCGCGGGCCGCCGGAATGGATGCAGCGCGACGATGCGTACCGGCTCGCTATCGTTCTCTGTGTGGTGACCGCGCTGTGCGCGCTCAGTGTCGTGCTGCTCGGGAGGTTCTGATGTTTTGCACCGAGACTGAGGACCGCATCATCAGATGGATCGTGCTGGCGATGGTCTGTGGCGGCTTGATCATGGTGTTCGCATGACCGAGGAAAACCTCCTGCGGGCACGCCTGAGAGCCACGATCTTGATGCTGCAGATAATCTACGTGAAGCCGGACGACCCAATGCTGCGCGACGAACTGCATCGGTTTTTGGACATCGCGCGATACTGGACGGAGCCCGGCGATCTGCTGCTTCCTGCTGCGGCGCCGGACAACGTGGTGCCGTTCAAGAGGAGGGATGGATGAGGAGGCGACGACGCATCGCAGACGATGACGAGGGATTGTCGCGGCTCGGCATCAGGGCGCTCGGCTTCGATGAGATGTGCCGCTGCGGCCACGAGTATGGGCTGCACGATCCTTACAGGTGCGCGGTGCTTGAATGCGAGTGTCGCGGTTTTGTTGCGCAGGAGGTGTCGCAATGAGTGATGAATGGACGTGGTGGCAAAATGCGCTCGTCGGCGTCGTGGCGCCGATCCACGACGGCGACCCGCAAACCGGCTATTACCGCATCCGGCGCAAGGGCCGTGACGGCTTCTTGCCGGTCGCCTACTGGAAGGATGCCAAGAGCGGCGAGCAACGCTGCCACATGGACGGGCAGGATCTCGACCTGCAGCGCGGCATGGAAATCTGGCCGTTCGCATCCAAGCAGCCGGTGACCCACGAAGCCTACTGGAAGCGGCTCAACACCGGGAAATGGCCGGACGAGAGCGCAGCCGTGGTCGGCCACAACGCGGCGCCCCTGGATGACAGCACGGCGGCCATCGCCGAGCGCATCGCCGATCTGGCGCGCGAGGCTGAGAAGCTGATCGCGGCCGGCGCGGCGCCATCGCAGGAAATCTCCGACCAAGCCTCCGACCTCGCCAATACGTTCGGCGAGTTGGAGAACAAGGTCACGGCGCTGCACAGGGCCGAGAAGCAGCCGCACCTTGATGCCGGCCGCGCCGTCGACACCAAATGGTTCGGCCTGCGCGATAAGGCTGCTGATCTCAAACGCCGCCTGAAGGCAGCGGTCGTGACCCCGTTCCTCACCAAAAAAGCCGACGAGGTAGCGAAGGCGAACGTCGCCGCGATCGCGTCGGGCACCGCGCCAGAGGCGTTGCCGCAACAGCGCCTCACCGCAGGATCGAGCAAACGGCAGACCGCGCTACGCACTCAGACCAGCGCGGAGGTCACCGACTGGCCGGCGCTGCTTGCCGCGCTGAAAGATCATCCCGACATCCGTGAAGCGGCGCAGCGCGTCGCCAACGCGTCCGCCAAGGCCGGCGTCGAACTGCCCGGCATGAAGATCATCAAGACGAAAGTCGCAGCATAGGAGCCCCCATGAACGCGCCAGTACAGAACACCACGGTAACAACCGAGCAACCGCCGCGCCTGCCGGCTCTCGTGGCCGGCGGCAGCGTCAAGGCTATCGTCCCTCAAGACTTCGACTCCGCGTGGCGCATTGCCAACGCGGTGGTCAAGGCTGGTATGGCGCCGCGCGGACTAGAAACGGCCGAAAAGGCGATGGTTGCCATCATGCATGGTCTCGAAGTCGGCCTGACGCCTATGAACGCACTGCAGTGCAGTGCCGTGGTGAATGGAAAGCCAACGATCTATGGCGATGGCGCGATCGGACTCGTGCGCGGGTCCGGTCTGCTTGAATGGATCGAGGAAACCGAGGAGCAGCAACCCGGCCAAGGTCTTACCGCAAT